CAAATTAAGGGGCTGCTTTTATAGTGGCCCCTTTACGCTCATTTAAAAAAGGACTCCAATAATGGCTATCACAACAGCAATGTGTACAAGCTTTAAGTCGGAACTACTGGGTGGTACTCATGATTTGGATACCAACTCAATTAAGCTTGCACTAATTAAAGCTTCACCTACAGGTACGTATGGTGCAGCAACTACTAACTATTCTGACGTAACAGGTAACTCTGATGAAGCTACTGGTACTGGCTATACAGCTGGTGGACAGGTACTAGACAACGTTACTATCTCAGTAGATGGCACAACAGGTATTGTAGACATTGACGATGAAGTATTTACTTCCTCAACTATTTCTGCAGACGGTTGTATCATTTATAATTCATCTCAATCAAATAAGGCTATTTGTGTAATTGACTTTGGTGGAACACAAACATCTACAAACGGTGACTTTACTATTGAGTTCCCTGCTGCAGATGCATCTAATGCAATTATTCGTATCGCATAAATAGGAGCATAAACTATGGCTCTTGTACTAAAAGACAGAGTAAAACAAACCACTACCACTACGGGTACAGGAAGTATTGTACTTAATGGCACCATTGATGGGTTCCAGACTTTTGCTGCTGCTTTGACAGACGGTGATACTACTTACTATGGTATCTTTGAGCCTAGTACAAATGAATATGAAGTCGGGTTAGGAACGTGGACTGAAAGTACAGCCACACTAGCTCGTACTACTGTTCTAGAAAGCTCCAACTCAGGTAGTGCCGTAAGTCTTACTGCACAAGCTGAAGTGTTTATTACACAACCTGCTGAAAAAGCAGTATTCTTAAATAGCAGTGATGTATCTGAATTAGGTGATGGTCTAAAGGTAGACAGTGCTAGTGGTTCTATTACAGTTACGGCAGAAGACGGATCAGGCAATGTAGATGCGACTATACCTCGTGATGGTATTAGTCCTATATCAACAATTACGGTTACAGTTGTAAACTCTGGTGGCAACAAGTATGCACTTGATGGTACAGTACAGCAAACAGCAATACTTAAACCATCTGTGACATATCGGTTTGATCAATCGGATAGTTCAAACTCAGGACACCCATTACGTTTTAGTACAACATCAGATGGTACACACGGTGGCGGTAGTGAGTTTACTACAGGTGTTACTACATCAGGTACTCCAGGTAGTGCAGGTGCATATACTCAAGTACGTTTTGAGCAGGATGTAGCTGCTAAACTATATTATTACTGTAGTGTACACTCAGGTATGGGCGGTGCTGCAGAAACTAAAAGTATATCTACTACAGGTGGTGCATTTACAGGAGCAGTCACAGGTACTGACTTAATATTGTCTGGTGACCTTACAGTAAATGGTGCTACAACTACAGTTAACACAACTAACATGGTTGTTAGTGATGCATTGATAGAACTTGCTAACGGAACAACAGGTACACCTGCAAATGACTCAGGACTTGTTATAGAACGTGGCGATAGTGACAATGCGTTTATTGGTTTTGATGAATCTGCAGATAAGTTTATTGTAGGTACAGGTTCATTTACTGGTGCAAGCACTGGTGACCTTACAATCACTACTGGAACACTTGTAGCTAACCTAGAAGGTAATGCAGATACAGCTACAACATTAGCTACAGGACGTACTATTAGTCTTACAGGAGATGTTACGGGTACTTCTGCTTCATTTGACGGTTCAGGTAATGCATCTATCGCAACTACTATTGCTGCTAACTCCGTAGCACTAGGTACTGACACTACAGGTAACTATGTTCAGCAAGGTGCAACATCAGGAAATGGTATTAGCGGCAGTGTTAATACTGAAGGTGGTACATTTACTGTCGCATCAAATGCAACAAACGCAAATACTGGAAGTACTATTGTATTCCGTGATGCATCAGGTAACTTTAGTGCAGGTACTATTACTGCTGCGCTTAGTGGTAACGCAAGTACAGCTACTTCTGCTGCTGCTCTAACAACTGCACGTAATGTAGCACTGACAGGTGCGGTTACAGGTAATGCTAACTTTGATGGCTCTAGCAATATCAGCATCACCACTACTGCTACATCTGATCCGACAATTACTTTAACAGGCGCAGTTACTGGTTCAGGCACAATGACCAACTTGGGTAACGTGTCTATTGCAACTACAGCCACTGCTGATCCTACACTAACATTATCTGGTGATGCATCTGGTTCTGCTACATTCACTAACCTTGGCAACGCTACACTCACTGTTACTGTAGCCGATGATAGTCACAATCACGTTATCTCAAACGTAGATGGTTTGCAAACTGCATTGGATGGTAAGCTAGGCACTACTGCAAAAGCAGCCGATAGTGAATTGTTAGATGGTGTTAATGGCGCAAGTTATTTACGAAGTGATACAAGTGATACTTATACAGGGACGCTTACTTTAACAGGTACTTTAAATGCTTCTGGTACTGTTTTTGCTGAAAGCCTGCAAGAAGACTATGACCCTTTATCTGGCACTACCCCTGCACCTGATGCAAATAACGCAGGTGCATTTAGCCTTACCATGTCAGGCAACACTACCTTTACTTTTGGTAGCGTAACAGCTGACCGTTCAGTAGGCTTCATCCTACAACTAACAGGCAACGGCTCAACAGTCACATGGCCTAGCTCAGTTAAGTGGGCAGGTGGTACAGCCCCAGATGCCCCTGCAAATGGTGAAACAGATATTCTAGTCTTCCATACACGTGATGGTGGTACAAACTGGTACGGTGTACTTTCAAGTGATGCTGCTGCATAAGGAGTAAAGCATGGTCTACGCACAAAATGCTTTTGGTGTAACATCTTTTGGTGAAAGTACAGAGCCAACTGATGTAATAGTTACACTAACAGGTGTTTCAGGTTCCATTGATGTTAATGGTGCTGCACTAGGCGTTGCTTCAATTTCTCGTGTTATTGTTAGTGGTGTAGAAAGTACACTTCAAGTAGGCACCGTAGGCATAGGCATGGGTGTTGTGCCTACAGGTGTATCAGCTACAGGTGCAATAGACGATGGTATAACCTTTACTTTAGGTACAGGTGTAACACCAACTATTACTGGCGTATCTGCAACGGGTAACATAACAGATGCAGACTCATTCTCAACATTTACAGCAGAGGGTAATGCACAACTTTCTACAGCACAACAAAAGTTTGGCACTGCATCATTACTGTTAGATGGAACAAATGATTATGTAGAGTCTGATAGTAACATTGATTTAAGTTCAGGTGATTTCACAGTAGATATGTGGATTAGACCTGACAACGTTACAGGTTATAAAGGACTATTTCAGTCTGGTACAAGTTCTCTATTAAGTGTTTATTTAATAGGAAATCAAGTCCAAGGTACTGTTGCAGGATCAACGACTCTCTTTATTTCTGATACCAGAGTTTCTGCAAATGTCTGGACTATGATTACGGTTGAACGTGAAGGAAACGTTCATAGACTATACATTAACGGAACATTAGAGGAATCAAGTTCTACTGCTAACCGCCCAGACAATGGTACTTTTACTGTAGGTAAAAATAGTTTTGGTGATTTTGATGGTTACATTGACGAAGTAAGACTTTCTAATGTAGCACAGTATACTGGAACAGGCTTTACTCCACGTACCTCTGCCTTTACAGTAGATGATGACACGTTAGCATTATTACATTTTGATGGTACAAATGCTTCTACTGACATTGTAAACGCAGCCAATCTTGCTCACATTAATGTTAGTGCAGGTTTTGGTCCTACAGTTACACTTACTGGTTTTGGGCTACAGGGTATTACTGACTCACCATTAGTAGACGGTGATGAAGTTATAATTACATCAGATGCTGACGTGTCTTTAGATGGTAAAGGTGTAAGTGGCACAGGCGCAGTTGATACTGTTACATTAGATTGCCAAGCTGTAGTAGTACCAACAGGCGTACAGGGTACGTTTACGGTAGGTGACGAAACAATTGATGCTGTACAGTTTGACTATGAATCAATTAAAGATGACTATAGTAGACAACGTACAGTTTATATATCTGCCGCATCTTCTAATACAAACACGTCCTATGTACGTGCAGCATAATAGGAACACAGAATGTCATTAAAATGGCCTAATAAAGACCCAGATGAATTAACCGATTACAGTATTGATTGGTCTCGTTTTATTGCGCCAGCAACCATTAACTCTGTTACATGGTATGTAGATGATGCAGATGGAACTAAAACTGAACTAGTTGCAAGTGGTCCTATTGTTTATGGTATTCAATTAGTTTCAGCTACAAGTACAAATACAACAGCAACTGCACGTATGGGGCTTGGTACAGATAACATTAAATATAAACTATATTGTAACATTACTACCTCTGATGGTTTAATATTTGAACGTACTGTATTCCTACGTGTGAGGGAAAAATAATGGCATATAACTTTCTTGGACTTGTAAATGAAGTAAACCGTAGGCTTAATGAAGTAGAGCTTACAAGTTCTAACTTTGCTACAGCTACAGGTTATTACAATACAGCTAAAGATGCAGTTAATTCCGCTATTCGTCACATCAATCACGAAGAGTTTGGTTGGCCTTGGAATCACGTAGAAGAAGAAGATATACTAACTGCAGGTGTCACACGTTACGGTTATCCTTATGATGCTAAAACAATTGACATGAATAGCTTTAGGATTAAACGTAATAGTAGTTTAAATATCACAACTACTAAATTACAAAGCATGACCTATCAAGAATACCTTGACAAGTATTCTGACTATGAGTACAATAATACTACAAGTATTCGTGGTAAGCCAAACTACGTAACTAGAACACCTAGTCAAGAATTTATTATATTCCCTACACCTGATAAAGCATATGAATTAGTTTATGAATACTATCGTAATCCTGTAGAGTTAGAATTACAAGATGATGTACCTACTGTACCACAAGAATTTAAACATGTGATTACTGAAGGTGCTATGTACTATGCTTATCAATTTAGAGGAGATAATCAATCTGCTCAATTGTCACAACAAAAGTTTGAACAGAGTATTAAGTATATGCGTAGTCTACATATAAATACGTATGACTATGTACGTTCTACAGTAAGGTACAGCAGCCCAAATACATTTGGTTTATTGAAAGTATAAACGTATGACTACAGCTTGGTCCACATTCCCTGTACAATTTACAGGTGGGTTGGTTACTAACATTAGCCCCTTGCAACAAGGTATTAACGCTGTAGGTTCTGCATTTATTTTGCAGAACTTTGAGCCTTCACTTGATGGTGGATACCGTAAAGTAGCAGGATACACTAAACTAGATGACGCACAGCTAACTGGTAGTGGTGTAACACAAGCCCTTGCTGTTGTTGAAAATGCAGATGAAGAAAGGTTTATTGCTGCACGTAGTGGTGTATATTATTTAATTAATACAACAGATAGTACCCCTGCTTGGACATCTAAAGTAACTGCTGCTGATATAACTTTTGCTAAAGCACGGCACGTAAGTTATAACTTTAACAATGCATTAAAGATTGTATTTGTTGACGGCATAAACTATCCTGTATATTATACTGACAGTACACAAGCTATGACGTATATTACCAATAGTGGCACAGGTAATACTGCGGTTGAGGGTGCAAGCACTGTAGAACTGTTTAAAAGTACGTTGTTTTTTGGTGTAGGTACTGAGCTTGTATTTACTGCGCCGTATGCAGACACAGACTTTGATCCTGCTAATGGCGCAGGTAGTATTGGTCTTAACTCTGAGATCACAGGTCTTAAAGTTTATCGTGACTCTTTAATAGTATTTTGTCGTGATAAGATTATGCGGTTAACTGGCAACAGCGCAGCTGACTTTACCCTTAGTTCAATTACCGAAGACCTTGGTTGTTTAAGTGCTGACACAATTCAAGAAGTTGGTTCTGATATTATGTTCCTTGGTCCAGATGGACTACGTACATTAAGCTCAACAGAACGCATTGGTGACTTTGGTATTGATGTAGCATCCAAGAACATACGTCCTACTGTAACTGAACTGCAAGGTTATGCACAAAACTTTTCAAGTACAGTTATTCGTGGTAAAGCACAGTATCGTATGTTTGGTTATGTAGGCGGTGAAAAGGTTGGTATTGCTAAAGGTGTGCTAGGTACTAAGTTTATTGACCAAGGTGGTACAGGCTTTCAGTGGGCTGAAACAAAAGGTTATAAAGTATACATTGCTGATTCACAGTATATTGGTGGTAATGAGTATGTAGTATTTTCTAATAATGACGGTTATATATATCGTATGGAAAGTGGTACATCACGTGATGGCGATAATGTTGTAGCTATCTATGAATCGCCCTTTATGCCTGTTACTGATCCACAGAAACGTAAAACATTTTATAAACTTGATCTGTACATTAAACCATTTGGTGCAATTAATATTGATTGTAACATTCGTTATAACCAAAACGATAGAGCTAAAATACAACCTGCTACATTTTCATTAGTCTCTGATGCAGGTGGTGGTGGTTTCTACGGTAATAATACAGCTATCTTTGGCTCAACATCATTTGGTGAACCTCGTACACAGTCTTTTAATAATAACATTATAGGTTCAGGTAATACAGTAGCACTAAGAATAGAAGATGATAGTTCTAATTCAGCATTTTTGTTAGATACAGCAATACTTGAATTTGCTGAAAACAATAGGAAGTAAGGAAAACTCATGGGTACAGGTTATGTAAGAGCAGACACAGCTAATAACATCGCTAATGGTAATGTTATTGATGCTGATGACCTAGACAATGAATTTAACGCTGTTGAATCAGCTTTCAATGCTAGTACGGGCCACACTCATGATGGTACTACATCTGAAGGTGCGCCTATTACAGTTATTGGACCCTCGCAAGATTTAGTTGCTACAGCCTCTGTACTGCGTCCTAAGACAACTAACACTGTTGACCTTGGTACATCTAGTCTAAAATATAAAGATGCCTATTTGGCGGGTGATCTTAACCTAGATGGTTCTATTACATCTTCAGGTGCAGTTAGTTTAGGCTCAACTGCTATTACAGGTACATTATCTGTATCAACTAACACAACACTAACTGGCACTCTTGCAGTTAATGGTAACACAACACTTGGTGATGCAGCTTCAGATACGGTGACAGTAAATGCAGATGTTGCATCTAGTCTTATTCCATCAGTAGATGATACGTATGACCTTGGTGCTGTTGGCAGTGAGTGGCGTAATGCATACATTGACGGTACTGCCAACATTGATACTGCTTCAATTGATACAGCTAATGTTGGTACTTTGGCTGTGTCTGGTAATGGCACAGTTACGGGTGATCTTACAGTTAATGGCACTATTAATGCTACAGTTGTTGGTGTTTCGTCTACAGCAAATGCGTTAACTACAGCACGTACAATTGCTATTGCAGGTGTAACGTCAGGTGCAGCTAACTTTGATGGTTCATCTAACATTACAATTACTACAACTGATGTTACTTTAGGTGGTACAGCCGTAACTGCTACGGGTGCAGAGTTAAACATTCTTGACGGGGCAACATTATCAACTGCAGAGTTAAACATTCTTGACGGGGCAACATTATCAACTGCTGAATTAAACACTCTTGATGGTATTACAGCAAGCACATCAGAGCTTAACTTTGTAGGCGGTGTAACTTCTAACATCCAGACACAGCTTGATAGTAAACTTACAGATTTTTCACTAGAAACTTACACTGGTGATGTTGACATTGATGGTGAACTTATAGTATCATCCTACAATGAAACCTATCAAGCTGTTACTTCATCAAGTAATGCAACAACGATTAACTGTGAAACAGGTAACGTATTCAGCCATACACTAAGTGAGAACACCACGTTTACATTTAGCAATCCTCCTGCTAGTGGTACTGCCTATGGGTTTAGTTTAAAACTAGTGCAAGATGCAAGTGCAAGTACCTATCTAGTAACATGGCCTAGCTCTGTAAACTGGCCTAAACAAATAACGCCTGTATTTAGTGAGGGAGCAAGTGCTATAGATCAGTTAGTTTTCTATACACATGATGGTGGTACAAATTGGTATGGTTTTGTTGCAGGTTATAATTTAGGATAATAAAATGATCAACAATAAACTTATGATGATGGCTGCTGCAGGTGCTGATAACTTCTGGTACGTTAAAACAGATAGTCAGTCTCCTAATGCAGGTAATCTAAATCCTGGTGGCTTAGATGTTGATAGTAGTGGTGTTGTATACGCAGTTTCAACGGTAACTAATGATAGCCGTAGAACGATGATCTTAAAAAAAGTTCAAGATGGTGCACCACCCACTGTTAATCAACGTATTACTGTTCATAGTCATTCACCATACGGTAGTTCATACGGAGATCCTACTTACAACTATAGAAATTGTCAGTTATTTAACAATGACAGTACTCTTCATATTGACGGATTTGGGACGGGTCCATACGGCTATCCTGAGTTTAAAATATATAGATACAATACAGATTTAACCCAAAATCAAATGTTTAATGATGGTGCATGGAGGATGGGGCACAATATGGTTTCTACGGGTTCGTCAGGCTCTGGTTATGATAATAGGTTATATCCCGTAGGTGGTGGTTCAGCATTATATTATAATACTAACTTTGGTCACGTTAGAGAAAACGGAGATTTTTGGGTACAAGGCACCGATGGGTACTATGCTTATATAGGTGCTATGATTGAGCAGACAAATGATAAGTTAAATAATTTTAATGCGGCAGGTAATAAGCAATCTGGTAGTGCGTATTCTACTTCTAGTTACTTTCGTGAAGATGCAGCAGGTCACTGTATTGCTGTAGACAATGATAACGATTATGTTTACTGGGCAGGTACTGTAGGCAATTCTGGTAGTCCTAATTTTTATTCTGCTTATCCTTTTATGTTTGCAGGTATATGGGATTCTACTAATGAAATATTTACAAACCATCCACAAATGTCTTATCCAGTTTCTCCGCAAATGTCAGGTTTTAGTGGTGGAAATAAATATAATGGTTCTGCCATAGCTGTTGGTCCTGCTGATAGTAATGGAAACAAATGGGCTTATGCAGTTTGGAACGAAAACTATAGTTACTATAGACGTTTTTACTACCAAAGACTAAAACTTACAAGCACAGGAAAAACGGTAGAGTGGGCTTCAAACGAAATAAGTAGCCTTAGCACGTCAGAAGATAAGTGGTTATGGGATGCTAAAATTGATAGCCAAGATAATTTTTATGTATTGTTTAGTTATGACGGAAACAGTACTGGAGGTTTAGTTTTATGGAAGTTTAACTCTTCTGGTACATATGAATGGAGTCGTACCTTTGAAGCTAGTAATACTAATAATTTTAACTTCTGTGATGCTGCAGCAGAAGCCAGTGGTAACAGACGGCCGTTTGCCTCAAAAATGGTAATAGATAGCAATGATAATATTTATATACACACAGGCGCAAAAGGACAAGGTTCTACTACGGGATGGCATAATTTTTTAATAAAATACCCAAGTGACGGTTCTTTGACAGGTAATTTTGGTGATTTATCCATTGTCACAAGTGGTCCTTATCCTAGTTCTAACCTTTCTTGGGCAACTAGTTCTGGACAAAATTTATATACTCCCAATTTCGGCTCAAGTTTCTTTAAAGATAACCCTGATAGTAGTAATTACTTAAAGTCAGATTGGGCCATAACCCAAAACAGCTATAATACTAATAGTAGAACTACTTCAAACAATACTCAACTTATAGCATAAGTCAAACTCTTTAAGAAAGGATCAAATTAATGAGTGATTATCGTGAAAGAACAACTGGTGAAATTAAATCTCAAGGAGAGTGGCGTAGGCATTTTTCAAACATATCACTTCCTAAAGTCTGGAACAGTGATGTAGAAGACACACTAAACTTAGACCCAGTAATATTTGTTTTTCCTCCAGAACTAGAGAAACATAAAATAGCTGTGCAAAATGGCGCAGAGCAAAATGCTGAAGGTCAGTGGGTTATTAAATGGTCTATAGAAGACATGTTTAAAGAATACACCGATACAGAAGGTAACACAGTAACGGTTGCACAACAAATTGCGGATTCAGAAGCTTTAGAGCTTTTAAATGTTACAAATGGAGCAAAAGAAAGACGTAATATGTTGTTAGACACAACAGATTGGTGGGCTGTAGCTGACCGTACTATGACCGCTGAACAAACAGCTTACCGTCAAGCACTGCGTAACATCACAAGCCACGCTAACTGGCCTCACTTGGATGAGGCTGACTGGCCTACTAAACCATAGAGTGTAGGTTATGTCTGACATTAAGCTAACAGCAGATGAAATAGAAGATATGCTAGATCGTGCAGCTAGACGTGGGGCAAAGGAAGCCTTACGTTCTATTGGACTGTTAGATGACCAAGCACAAAAGGACATCACCGAAATGCGTAGCCTACTAGAAGCGTGGCGAGATACCCGTAAAGGTATTTGGACTACGGTAGTAAAAATAACAACGGTAGGTGTACTAACATTTATAGCAGGTGCTGTCTGGATGACACTAAACAAATAAGGCATAGACATGATTAATCAAATTAAAAATCCTACATTCGGTGGTTTTAAACCAGATGCCATGCAGCGTATTGCAGGTACGCTAGGTTATACTGGTGACATGTCTGGCTTTCAACAGTACTTAGAACAGAACCCTGACAAACGTTCACAGATGGATCAGTTTAAACAAGCTGCTATGACTATGGCTAAGGGTGGTGCAGTACGTAAGTATCAGGAAGGTGGTATGGGAGTGCCTAAAACTCCTATTATTGCACCTACACCTGAACAGCCTAAACCCACAGACATAACACCTACACCTGTAGAAGGATTTGGTGTAAGTAAAATGCCTACACCCACACCGACTGTGTACGACATGGGTACTAATGTAACCACACCACAGATTACAGAACCACCTGCGACTACAATGCCTACTAAACCTATTGACAAGCCTGTAGGTCAACCAAAGATTGACACACCAGGATATGGTCAACCTGCATTGCTTGTGGAACCACCTGTTGAGCAGCCTCAACCTACTCCTCAACCTGAAACACCAAAAACTACACAGGGTACACAGTTATTACAAACACCTCAAGGTAGTTTTACTTTTTCAGGTAGACCTGTACAACAAGCTGATGGCACAACTCGTATGCTCTTTACAATTAAAGATGATACAGGCCGTACTGTTGGTACTGATTTGACAAGTGTAGACTTTCAAAAGTGGACACAAGATAATCAAGCTACTGCGTATGATCCATCACAAGGTATGCCTGAGCCATTAAGTGAAGAATTTATAACTGGATTTACTGCAGGTCAACCCGCTTGGGCTACAACT